TCATATCACATGATATCCTTCGTGGGCGGGCAACCGTGGGGCAGAAACTTCAAATGACGGACGACGGCAAAGCCTAGTTCATCGCCTCCCTGAACCACCAATTTTTTTGGGGGGTAGGGGGGCATTTCTTAAATTCAGGACTCAGGCAGGGATTTAGAAATGCGGAGATGTAACGTACTCGGGAGTTCATCAGAACTCTGGATAGACATCGAATCGGATATCGACGACGCGATTGACTTCGTGGAGGGTTCAATCTTCCTAAAACATAATCGTCTGGTATAGTACTTCTATGAGCGATTTACCAAAGCATATTTCCTATTCATCACTAACCACTTGGCAAGAATGTGGTTGGAAGTACTACCTCACCAAAGTCGAGGGTGTGCAAGAAGCACATGCCGTCTGGTTCACTGGTGGTACAGCCGTACATAAGGCTACCGAAATTTACGATCTCGAAGGCGGAGATCCCGAAACCATCTGGAATAATGTCTGGTTTGAACAAGTCAAGGAAGATGAAGAACTCCACGGAGACATGAGCACATGGCAGTATGCCAAACGTGAGGACATGTCGTGGTGGTATGGCGAAGGCATCTGGATGCTTGAGAAGTGGATCAAGTTCCGCAACAATGGCTGGAATGTCTATGAAGATTTTATCGAAAAGCAGTATGAGATTCCTATCGAGGATACCATCGTCAAGATGGCAATTGATAGAGTCATGACCGATTTCGATGGGAATAGGGTACTCATCGACATCAAGACTGGTGCGTCATCCCAGAAGCATCCCTTGCAACTTGCAGTGTATGCATGGGCATTGGGTAAGCATGGGATTACTGTCGATAGGGCAGGTTTCTGGGATGCACGTACTGGTACAGTTTCACAATGGAACCTAGAATTTTTACATGCTGAGCGAGTCGAGGACATACTCAATATGTTCGACACTGCTCGAAAGAACACAGTCTTCCTGCCCAACTTCTCAAACTGTGGCAGATGTGGTGTGATATCCTCATGCAAGTTTCTTCACTCAACAAAAAAAGGAGATAACAAATGACTGGTAACTTCCAAGTCAGCAGTAAACTACCCGATGGACGTATCTTCGTGGTAGCCTCAGAGACCTACGCTGGTTTCTGTGAAGCACTAGAGAGTGCTGTTGGTATCGAAGAGTCACAGGATGTACTCAAGGTAATGGCACAGTCTCTAACAGGAGCACCAACCAATGGTGTTCAGGCAGTTCAGAACATCGCAGCAGCCTTTCCAGGCGCTGAGGCAGTTCACACTGCACATCCAGTAACACCTCAAGGTAATCTTGGACCATCATCTAAGACCTGCTCACATGGTGTAATGACCAAGCGAACAGGTGCAGGTGCAAAGGGTCCATGGAAGGCATACATGTGTCCTTCACCTAAAGGAACACCAGATCAGTGCGAACCAGTATGGGTACGCCGACACGATTCTGAATGGAGTACATTCTAAGTTATGAGAACCCTAGCCCGTGCAGTTGGTGGAAAAGACATTGGTGGAGAACCATTACCATCAGTGTTTCGCACGTTTGATGCCAACAAAGTAGTTATTCGCCGATCCGAAGTTTCGATGATTGCTGGCACTCCTGGTGCTGGTAAGTCGACACTGGCCTTGGCTATTGCGCTACGGGCTAAAGTTCCTACCTTGTATGTATCAGCCGACACAAACGCTCACACAATGGCTATGCGTCTGCTATCTATGATTACCAGCAAGTCCCAGTCTGATGCTGAGCACATGCTCAACGAAGATATTGAGGGTAGTCGTAAAACAATTAATGATTCCTCGGGGCATATCTTCTGGTCGTTTGAGTCAGCACCTACGCTGGCAGATCTCGATCAAGAGGTAGAAGCATTCGAGGAATTGTGGGGCTGTTCGCCGACTCTCATAGTTGTTGATAACCTTATGGATATCTCCAATGACGGGGGAGAAGAGTTTGCTAACATGCGTTCCACAATCAAAGAGTTGAAGTATCTTGCAAGAGATACCAACGCTGCGGTATTGATACTGCATCATACCAAAGAGTCGTATACGGGGAACCCATGCCAACCTCGCTCTGCTTTGCAGGGCATGGTGGCACAGTTGCCTGCGCTTATCTGTACAGTGGGAACTAACGCACCAGGCTACCTAGCGGTAGCACCCGTTAAGAACCGCTATGGTAAGGCAGATCCAACTGGGGATACGGCTTTTTGGTTGCAGTTCAATCCCGAATTTATGGATGTCTCAGACATACCTGAACGGGTACAATGAAGCACATCAATGATTTGAAACCTGACTACTCAAGGGCTATGGATATCAGAGGTGAACCCACCACTGTATGCGTATGTGGGTGTTTCGTTTGGAATCTTAAAGTAACATTTGAAGCAGATGGTACGATAGGAATGTACTTTCTAGATATGGAGTGCGCTGACTGTGGAACACAGGCAACTGCCCCAACTGAGGAGTAAAGATGAAACTAAGAACATACATATTCTTGATGATTTTTGTGGTCTTTGTGGGTACACTGCCCCATACTGTGGGTGCTCTTACTTTACAAAAGAAGATTATTCAGATTGAAGAAGAGATCGTCTATCGGTGCGCTAACCCAGCGATGAGAGAGATGAAGAAGATAGCAAGAGAAGTTGGCAGAATGAAGGTCATGGCACAGTTTAAGAGTGTTAAGGAATGGAAGGCTTTAGATGAACTATGGTACATCGAGTCACGCTGGGATTACACAGCAGACAATCCTCGCTCTACTGCCTATGGCATACCTCAACTACTCAAAATGGATCCAAAGACTCCATTGATAAAGCAGATTGACTTGGGGTTGAAATATATCAAGCATCGCTACGGTACACCTACCAAGGCGCTAAAGTTCCACAAAAAACACGGCTGGTACTAATGAGCAATCCAGCAAAGGCCAAGGGATCCAAGGCCGAAAGAGATATTGTCGCTTATCTGATTGAGAACGGCTTCCCATACGCTGAAAGGCGTTTAGCAGGGGCGCAAGAAGATAAGGGCGATATCGCTGGTGTCAATGGCGTATGCATCGAAGTTAAAGACCATGCAAAGATGGCTCTCTCTGGTTGGCTAGAAGAGTTACGAGTTGAGATGATTCATGCTAAGGCATGGACTGGTGTCGTATGGCACAAGCGCAAAGGTAAATCATCTCCTGCCGATTGGTATGCTACAATGCCTGGGTCAGTGTATTTAGAGTTACTAAAGAAGGCGATGAAAGATGAGCCAAGATAAGCCAGATATAACAACAATTCTCGAGTACTACGGTGCTCGGGTTCCTACCCGTAGTGGCTGGGCAAAACTTAAGTGTCCATTCCACGATGATTCACATGCATCTGCAGCAGTCAACTTAAAAGAAAACATCTTTAAGTGTCATGGTTGCCAGTACAAAGGCGATGCGTATGCTATCATTATGCAAAAAGAAGGAGTTAACTTTCGTGAAGCAATCACACTTGCAAAAGGAATCTTTGACCAGAGCGGCAAAGTTCTACCACAGCGCGTTACACGAAGCGGAGGATTACCTCGCAGAACGGGGGATCTCTCTGGAGCAAGCCCAGCGGATGCGCTTGGGCGTCGTGCTAGAGCCGCTCACGGGTCATGAAGCCTATATCAATCGCTTGGCGATTCCGTATCTTACGCGTTCGGGGGTGGTTGACCTTAGATTCCGTGCGATGGACCACGCAGAACCGAAATACATGGGGATTAGTGGGGCGACAACGCATCTCTACAACGTGGGTGCATTCTTCAAAGCGTCCTCATATATTTCTATCTGCGAGGGTGAGATTGACACGATCACGCTTGATACTGTTTGCGGGATACCTGCGGTGGGGGTCCCTGGAGTCAACAACTGGAAGAAGCACTACACCAGACTCCTTTCGGACTTTGAGAAAGTATTTCTATTTGCTGACGGGGATAATGCTGGTGCTGAGTTTGGTAAGTCTCTTGCTAAGGAGTTACCTAACTTGACCATCGTCAACATGCCCGAGGGCGAGGATGTAAACAGCATATATCGGACAAATGGTGTAGACTATTTCAAACAAAAGATTGCGAGTGCCTAATGTTAATGCCTGATAAAAACGGCGTGTTTAGATGTGAAGATAAGTGCTCGTTTGCAACGGCAGACATCTTCGAGTTTATGGATCATTGTGGCATCGAATTTGGTTGGCAAGTACGCCTAAATAAGCGTTTTTCCTTTGATTTATATACGTTTTTGAGCCTTCTCAACGACACTGTGAACAAAGGTGATCTCGACGATGCATGGAGTATCGTGCAAGATGCAACCCTCA